AGTGGTTCTACAACTGTAACTGTATTTGAAGAAAATCACGGCAGATCTACAAGTGATACTGTTAGATTTAGAAATGCAGAGGGTTCTTTTGGATTAACAAGCTCAGATTTAAATAAATCTGTGGGATTTACAATCACTAGAGTTGATGCTAATAATTATACATTTACAGCTGCTGGAACGGCAACTGAAAATTCAAATATTGGAGGAGGAAGCGTATCGGCAGGTCCGGTAACGTTAACACCATAATGGCAGGATTTACTTACGATAATTTAGTAACTGATATAAGAAATTTTACTGAGGTAGATTCAAATGTATTAACTGCAGCTATTTGTAATAGATTAATAGAAGATGCAGAATTTAAAATTTTAAGAGATGTACCAATTGATGCATATAAAAAACAGAAAATTGGTAATTTAGTTACTGGACAAACAACTATAAATGTTCCTGCAAAAACTTTATTTGTAAAAGGTGTTCAAGTCTATACTTCTACATCAGCTGCTACGGGAGCAAATACTTGGTTAGAGAAAAAGGATGAAACTTATTTACAAGAATATATTCCAGCTGAAACTTCAACAGGAACACCTAAATATTATGCTATGTTTGGTGGTGCTACAGGAGTCTCAGACACCACGTCAGGCCGTTTACTAATCGCTCCAGCACCCAGTAGTACATTTAAATTTAAAATACACTATTCAGCTATCCCAGATGGATTATCTAGTTCAAATACTACAACTTATATAAGTCAATATTTTCCTAACGGCCTTCTATATGCGTGTTTAGTAGAGGCATATGGATTTTTAAAAGGCCCAATAGATATGTTGACACTATATGAAAATAAGTATAAACAAGAGATACAGAAGTTTGCTGCAGAGCAAATAGGTAGACGTAAAAGGGATGACTACACTGATGGCACTGTCCGTATAAAAGTTCCTTCTCCGTCGCCGTAGTAACTAGGAGATAAATTATGGCAATAACATCGGCAGTTTGCACAAGTTTCAAAGTAGAACTTTTAAAAGGAGTTCACGATTTTACAGCGTCATCTGGAAATACTTTTAATTTAGCTTTATACACAAGTGATGCATCTTTAGGCGCAGCAACAACTGCGTATACAACATCCAACGAAGTTTCTGGATCTGGATACACAGCAAAAGGAAACGCGCTTACTAGCGTTACACCAGTTGCCGATAGCACAACAGCAGTTTGTGATTTTTCAGATACTAGTTTTACATCTGCTTCTTTTACTGCTAGAGGTTGTTTAATTTTTAACGACTCAGCTACAGGTGACCCAGCAGTTTGTGTAATCGATTTTGGATCTGACAAAACTGTAACAAGCGGAACTTTTACAATTCAATTCCCAACAGCAGACGCATCTAACGCGATTATTCGTATAGCGTAAAGGGGTAACGCGGTATGTCCGTTACTAGAACCTTTACAGTAACGGTGGTTAGCACCGATTCGGGAAATAAATATTTTATAGATGGTGTACAACAACCCACAATAAATATAGCTGAGGGTGGAACATATAGATTCGATGTTTCTGATAGCTCCATGGGAGCTCACCCTTTTAAACTTTCAACTACAAGTAACGGAACACATTCAGGCGGAAGCGAATATACCACCGGAGTAACAACTAGTGGAACAACAGGACAATCCGGAGCTTACGTACAAATTGTAGTTGCTGCTAGTGCACCTACACTTTACTATTACTGTCAATATCACTCAGGAATGGGTGGACAAGCAAACACTCCAGAAGGTGATTCATGGGGTGTGTTTCCTTGGAATCAAAACTCTTGGGGAAAACAAAATGGAGTTGACGTTTCTTTAACTGGTCTTGACTTAACTACGTCTGTTGGTGATGGAACTAACATGGGTGTTCCTGCGCAAGGATGGGGTGGAACTACTTGGAGTAATGGTGAGTGGGGAGAAGTTACAGATAACGGAGCTATTCTTACAGGTTTTGGATTAACAACATCTTTAAATGCAGACGGATTATTATCTTTTCAATCAAATGGTTGGGGTAGAAATACTTGGAACGCTGGTCCTTTTGGAGAAAGTTTTAATCCAGTAGTAAACATATCAGGATTCGGATTAACATCTGCAGTTGGTGATGGAACAAATATGGGTGTACCTCAACAAGGTTGGGGTGGTAAAGCTTGGAACTCTGGAGAGTGGGGAGAAATACCAGACAACTCAGTAGAAGTTTCAGGTGTATCTATGACTGCTTCTGTTGGATCTTTAGAAGCTTACAATGAAACAGGTTGGGGTCGTGATGGCTGGGGTGAAGAAGCTTATGGTAGATCAAATGATGCTCATGCAGAATTAACAGGTTTTGGATTAGAAGCAGGTCAAGGTAATAGTACTTGGGGTGCTAAAGGTTGGGGTAATAATTCTTGGGGTCTCTTTGCATTAGATGATGTTGCGAGTGCACTTGGTTTAACAGGACAATCTACAACCTCATCTGTTGGTGCTCCTACAATTGTTTCAGATGCTACATTTAGTTTAACAGGAGTTTCTGGAACAGTTTCAATAGGAAGTCCATCTCCAGTTATTGGTTTAGCATTAGAATTAACAGGTCAATCAGCGACTTCATCTGTCGGTGATCCTACTGAAATATCTAGTCCTTTTGTAGATTTAACTGGTCAATCAGCTACAGTAAGTCTTGGTGGACCAACTGTAAACTCTAATCCTATAGTAATACCAACTGGACTTTCTTTAACGTCTAATGTTGGATCAATAGATCCAACAGATTTAACTTTAGGTATAACAGGACAATCTTCTACTTCTAGTGTAGGAACAGGGTTGTCAATTAGTTCTACTTTTGATATAACTTTAACAGGTCAATCTGCAACTGCTTCTGTAGCTGCATTTGGAACTGCTTCAGGCTTTGGAATTCAAGCATATTCTGACGTTGACACAGGTTCAAATACATCGTATACAGATGTTGCAACTGGCTCAAATACAAGTTATACTGACGCTGCATAGGAGATAAATTATGGCATCAACATACACACCTTTAGGGGTAGAACTTCAAGCAACTGGTGAAAACGCCGGTACGTGGGGTACAAAAACTAATACTAATTTACAAATTATTGAACAAATTTCTGGTGGATTTACTCAGCAATCAATAGCGGGTGGTGCACAAACAACAACTTTATCTGTTTCTGACGGATCAACTGGTGCAGTTTTATCTCACAGAATGATTGAATTTACTGGTACAATTACCGGAAATCAAATTGTAACAATACCTTTAGATGTTCAAACTTTTTATTTTTTAAGAAATTCTACTTCTGGTGCATACACAGTACAGTTTAAATATGTTTCTGGATCTGGTGATTCGTTTACTTTTTCTGCTACAGACAAAGGAGATCAACTTGTATTTGCTACAGCAAATGATGGAACTAATCCGGATATCATAACTTTAGCTTTTGGAGATGGAGATGTTACAACAACTGGAACACAAACTTTAACAAATAAAACTTTAACCTCTCCTAAAATTGGAACAAATATCCAAGACACAAATGGAAATGAATTAATTACTTTAACAGCTACAAGTTCAGCTGTTAATGAAGTCACTTACGCAAATGCTGCAACAAGTAATAACCCATCAATCACAGCATCTGGAGGTGATACTAACATTGGTATTGATCTAAAAACAAAAGGGTCAGGAGTTATTAGAGCTGAAGATGGTGGTGGAAACGTAGCGGCAGTTAAAATTGCAGGAAAAGAATCTATATGGATTCCAGCAGTTGCTATGTATCCTAATACTACAAACGGATGTGCAGACCTTGCTCAGGTTGAATTATCAAATGGACCTGAAATTAAAACTTTAGATTTTGACAAAGACTCAGATGAAAACGCACAGTTTGCTGTTGCATTTCCTAAATCATGGAATGAAGGCACAGTAACTTTTCAAGCATACTTTACAGCAGACTCAACAAATACAGGAACTGTATCTTGGGTGTTGGCAGGTGTTGCTTGTGCAGATAATGATACTATTAACGTTGCTTTTGGAACAGGTGTAGCACCTACAGCAAAAGCACACAGTGGTACAGCAAATGATTTAGACGTTACAGCAGAAAGTGGAGCGATAACAATAGCAGGCTCACCAAGTACAGATGAGGAAGTTTACTTCCAAATAACAAGAGATGTATCAGCAGATTCTTTAACAGCTGATGCAAAACTATTAGGAATTAAATTATTCTTTACTACTGACGCTGCTAACGACGTATAAGGAGTAGAATATGTCTTTTGGATATCAAATACTTGGATTCGGTTCAGGTGGTATAAAAATAGAACGAGAGTGTCAATATTTAGTCGTTGCGGGGGGAGCAGGCGGAGGAGCCGGCGGCGGCGGAGGTGCTGGAGGTTTTAGAACCTCTGAAGACTCTTCTAATTTAATACTTGAAGCTGGAGATTATACAGTTACAGTTGGAGCAGGCACAGGCCCTGTTCCAGGAAATTGCAGCTCAGACAGAGCTGGAAATTCAGTTTTTAGCACTATTACATCGACGGGTGGCGGTGGCTCTGGCTATGGTAACCCAGAAAAAGATGGTGGAAGTGGTGGTGTATTTTCGGGGGCAGGAAATACTCCCCCAGTTAGTCCCCCACAAGGAAATCCTGGAGGATTTCAGGTCCAATCTGGCGGAGGCGGCGCTGGTGGTAGCGGCGGAACTTCTACTCCAGGTGGTGGACCCGGTGGAGTTGGAAGAGACAGCTCTGTATCAGGATCTTCAGTAGAATACGCTGGCGGTGGAGGTGGCGGAGGCTACATTCCAAATGAAGCAGGCGGACCGGCACAAGATGGCGGTGGAAATGGTTCTCCTAGATCTGGTTCAGGATCTCCTGGAACAAATGGTAAAGGCGGCGGAGGCGGCGGAATGGGCTTCTGCGGTGGTCCACCAAATGGTACAGGAGGCTCAGGTGTTGTAATTGTTCAAGCACCTGCTGCAGCTACACTTACTGTTTCACCTGGAACAAACACAACATCAACTGCTCCTAGTGGAGCAAAAGTAGCAACGTTTACAGTGTCGGGGACACTAACAATAGCGTAATGGCAACTTTCGCAAAATTAGATGAGAACAATATTGTTACTCAAATTGTTAAAGTAGGAAACGATGTTCCTACTTCAGACGGACCTTTAGGGGAAAACGACATGCACGTCGATGGAGAAACTTATTGCACTAATCTTTTTGGTGGTAGATGGAAACAATGTTCTGCTACGAATGCTTTTAGAAAACAAAACGCAGGGATAGGTCAAACTTATGATAGTGTTAAGGATAAATTTATCAAACCTCAACCTTTTCCATCTTGGAGTTTAGATTCTAATGATGATTGGCAACCTCCAGTAGCAAGACCAGCTGAATCAACTTTAATTCTTGAAGAAAATGTAAGTATATTAAGATTTCCTAATTGGAACGAAGCAGAATATAGGTGGGAAAGTCAAGATGTTTTAGCAGATCCAATGGTAGATTATCATTGGAATACAGACACAAATTCTTGGGTAGCTAGTTAGTCTTTACTCTTTTAAATAAATATAGTATATACATTTATATAAAGTATGAATGTAGTAGATTTGTTTTCAACTCCGGTATGCGTAAAGAATTTAAAACCGTTATCTAAAGCTGTTGTGAAAAAAATTTATGCATATGAAACAAAAGAAGATTGGCAGTTTAAAATTTTACAAAGTAAAAATACCTACATACTTGATGAAATATTTTTAAAAAATTTAAAGAAAGAAATAAATTCTTTTATTAAAGAGTATGTTGATGAAATACTAAAACCTTCAAGTGATTTAAAATTTTATATTACTCAATCTTGGTTAAACTACACGAATGAAAAACAAACACACAATCCGCACTTTCATCCTAACTCTATTATATCTGGCGTATATTATATAAACGCAGATCCAAAATTAGATTATATATTGTTTAAGAAAAATGTTTTTGAACAAATAAAAATATATCCTAAGGAATTTAATAAATATAACTCAGATACTTGGTGGATACCTGCGGCTACAGGAAAACTTATTTTATTTCCTTCTTCTTTAATGCATCAAGTTGGTAATGTTGAAGAGACCTACGGCAAAAGAGTAAGTTTGGCTTTTAATGTTTTTGCAAAAGGTAAATTTGGTTCGACAAAAACTTTAACAGAATTAAAGATATGAACATACTAGGCTTGCAAAAAAACCGTAATTCGTCTGTTGCTTTATTTTGTGATTTTAAATTAGTTTATTACAATCAAGAAGAAAGATTATCTAAAATAAAAAATGACAGTTTTTTTCCATTACACATTTTAAATGAAATAAAAAAATTAAATATTAAAATAGATAAGGCAGTAGTTACAGGATATAATACTTATGATGCTCATCTCCTTTATGGATACATGCACAAGATAGGTTTAATTGATTCTGTTTATGACAATTCATTTCATTTTTATAAGTCACATCATTTAGTTCATGCAGTAAAAGCTTTATACTCTTCTAACATGGATAAAGCTTTAATAATAGTTGCTGATGGCAGAGGTTCTAATTATATTTTAGATAATGGTAAGCAGGGGCATGAAACTATTTCTGTGTATTTTGGCAGCCTAGAACACGGTCTTGACTGTTTTTACAAAAGATTACAGACTACTAGAGAGGGACACAAAGCAAAGGTAAGAGCAAATGAAATTTATGGTTTTGATTTTATAAGAGATGCAATTACACTTAAATACTTTCAAGATTTTGATGTAGATCACAGACCTGTGTCAGGTGCTTTTTATAGTAGAATGACTAATCATTTAGGCTTTAAACCAAATGATGAGGGAAAACTAATGGGACTACAGGCTTACGGTAAG